ATCGTGTAGTATATCGTAAGTAGGTGAATAGTTATATCCGTTCTCGTACCATCCAAAACCATCGTATGCTACGTATGAATTATTACTAAGTAGCGTGTATGTACCTCCGTCTAATTTGTATCTTTTCAGTTGAACGTTGCACCATTGACTTGTGTTACTTGCTGGAAAAGTATTATAAATTTCTTGCCTTGTATTCCAACTGATATACTCACGAATGTAAGGACTAATATTATAATACGTCTTTACGTTGTTTGAAGCTGGTATTAATTTACTCAAAGTGTAACTTGGCGAAGCTGGTGCGCTCCCAGTTCCATTCCAAATAAATACCTCTAACTTAGAACCCTCTTGTCCTGTTTCCGATATTTCAACTATATAAGGTGAACGTGCAAAAATACTCATTATCTATTCTTTAAATTTTCTCTTAATATTTCGTCTAATAGCTGTTCAGCATCTAAACCGTATTTATCTATTAACGTATCTGGTAAAGTTTTGTAGGCTGCTTCAAATGGCTTAGTGAAAAACAAACTCGGTTTAATTCCTGTCATGTAAATACTTCGCGCTATTATAAACTTCAATCCCTTTCTACTTTGAAACTGTCCTGATACATTTCGTGGTGCTATTCCTTTGCGGACCATCCAACTATCTAAGCTTCGTGTTAATCCACCTTTTGGTCCCGAACCGCTGCCAAATTTATAAGGCGAATTAGGCGCGTTTTGTTTACCGTAGTTTTTTGAACTTGAAGGAAGTCCCGTTGGATTTGCACCTTTAACCCCTTTGTCCTGAAAGTTACCGTAAGGCTCCATTTCAAAATAAATACCAATTGAATTAGGCATTGCTTTTACTTCGCCTTTGATTGAGCTGGATAATTTACCGCTTGTGTCTTTACCCATCTTTTTTAAATTTGCTTTCGCCTCAGCTACTACCAAATCACGGAATTTCTCTAAGGCTTTTAATCTTTCACTCATTAATCGTAAATTGCATTTAAAGTAATTGCACCGCTCGGGCAAAGTGAAGCGTATTGTACGCTGTTCATTTCTAAACGTACACGCCCGTCCCCATTATCGTGGTAAGTTCCGTAATTTAAAAAACACGCTTGATTTTGAACAGGTGGATTTGCATTTAACATATCTACAAAATCACTTATATTATTTTGATTCGTGCCATAACAAGCCGTTACAAAATCACCATCACATAAATATTGAATTGAGTTCATAGGCGTAGTTACAAAATCTATTACTTGAGTATAAACTAAGTACGTGTCATTGTCGCATATTGTCATTTCGTTAGGAACTAAAATATCAAATGTCATTGTCCAACCAGCTAAATAGTTTTCAAATCTTTCAGCAAAGGCTTCTAACGTTGGATTACCGTCCACCTGAAAAGGTAGTGTGTATAAATCACCCCTTCGTAGTTCTTCGTACAATCTGTTTAGAACTGATAGCATAGTATTTAATACATACACCTCGTTATCGTTTCCGTTGAATATATCAGTATCTTCGTCTTTTGATTTGTTCACAATATCCATTGCCATCAAACTCACGTTAAAACGAATTATGTTACTTTCAAACGTAGCGTTATTTACGATAATATGAACTAAAGGAAATATTGTTTGCTTTGCTAAGTCAACTCCGAAAATATCACCTTGTGTAACCGTGTTTACAAATGGATCGTTTTCTAAGTTGGTTTTTAACGTATCTAATACCGTGTAATAATTAGCCATGTCGTTGTATTTTTTTTAATTCTCTATCTTCTATTTCTCTTTTTTGCCTTTCGTAAGTGAGGTAGGTAAGACACTTTCTAACTCCCAGCTTGGTAACGTCATCAAACTTTGTAACGTCTCCCTGAGATAACGCATAGATTGAATTGTACCATCCCCATCTTTTATTAAATTGCGTTCTTTCGCTAAAGTCATTATCTTCGGATTCCTCTTTATCTCCGTCTCCAAAGAGGTAAGCGTATGTTGTACTAAGTCGCTTCCTAAAGTCGAAAAAAAAACCGTTGCACCTAAGACAACATTTAAAGGTGCGTACTTCATTACCTCGCTAAATTCATCTGTACCCGTGTACTCAAATATTTCGTGCCTATCTTTTACTTTCTTTGTGATTGGTCGGTACATAACAGCCATCGCTTTGTGAAAAGTTTCTACGCTTGAAATATTACTTTCTAAATCGATATACTCTCCAAAGGTCATATCCTCCAGATTAGGAATAAACCCAAACTCAACACCCTTTATTTTGAATGTAGCTTGAAATTTAGGCTTCTCTTTGAAGATATTATTTAGGTGTACTGTTAAATCCCTAATGTCATTCCATTTTACTCGTACTACATCTTTCATTTGTAGACCGCAGAATATTTCAACCGTCTTTTGTCCAATAAATTCTTGGTCGTTTGACTTCTCTATTACCTTCATGAACTCTTGATAGCTCTTTAAAGGTATTTCACTTAATGAAGTAGGTATTATAATTTCTGTTTTCATCTTATTAATTAACTTTTTATTCGTGTTTTTGTAGTTTGAGCATTTTGCTGACGTTAGGAAAAAGGTATTTATACACTATTTGCATACTTGAACGGGTGCGAACTATTATTTATTTACCAAATGTGGTACTTGCCGTAGTTAGAATTCATTCCTAACGTTTCCATTTCGTGGTATCGTAGCGCATCAATAGCGTGATTGTTAGTGTCAATAGGTTTATTCAAACGTGTTCCCGCTTTGTCAGTATCCCAGCAGTAAGCTCGTAGCTCTTTAATTAAATTAACGCTGTTTGACGTAACTAAATATTCTTGACGTTGCATAACATCAATCCCGTAGTTAATTGAATCCTTGCCCTTTGTAACGCCTTTAATTGTTATTCCGTAACGCTTTATTTCTTCAATGCTTTTAGGCTCACTTGAATCAGCATATACGGGTACGTGTTTTGGTAACTCCTTTGCAATATCTGAATTAAGCATACCCGTTTGGTACTTCAATTCGTTTAATATTCGTTGCCCGTTATAATTATATATTTCTATTATTGCAGTTGGATCGTTTGTATATCCAAAGTCTAATCCAATACCGATTAACTTTGCGTCTTTCGGTAGGTTGTCTATTGTTTTCCAGTTACTGAATATAACACCTTCTAACATTCCTATTTCGCCTAACCCGTAGACACGCCACCAATTAGCCCAATAGCTACTTGTTTCGGCTTTTAAACGATTCTTTTCTATTTGTTGAACAATACTATTATCGAGTGCTTCGTTATCTTTGTAGGTCAAAATTAAAAAGTCGCTATCTGGTTCGTCTTTTAGTTCAGTATGTACCCAAAATTCATTAGCGGGGTTGAAGTCTAAATATATAGCTTTTTTTGTACGTATTGCAAGTTCGTTATAAGACTCAAAGGTCACGTTATTACATTCGTTTATATATAAAACATCACGCCTTGCGCCTCTTAATTTACTTGAATCGTCCGCACTAAAAAACTCAAAGCTACTTCCGTTTAAAAATTGATAGGTTAATAACGATTTGTTGAATTGGTTTTCATTCCATTTATTCATCCATTTCATTAGCTTAATAAAGTCCTTTAAAGCTCCACGTCTTAAATGCGGAATACTTTCAGCAACTACGCTAACCTCAAGTCCGTGTACCGCGGAAGCACGCCCAATTAAAACGGCTAATATTCCGTAGGTCTTGGCAGCCGACGTTCCGCCCTGAATAATACGAACTCGCTTTTTGAGTTTAAGTATTTTATTCGTCGAAGTCGTCCGCAGAAACATCAGGAAAAATTGGCTGTTCTAAAACTGTTTGTTCAATTTGTTGTAATGGAGCACCGTAACCGCTATCCATTAATGCTTTGTAAGCTGCTACATCGCCCTCACGTGCTTTTTTAATTAAAGCTAAAGTCATTAAGTCCTCTTGACTCATTGTTTCTTCTTGGTTAGTTAAAGGGTTCTTTAGCTTTTGATTTACCTCCAGCCAATACTTTGCAATTGTACTTCGGTTCTTTGCTCCTTTTGGACGCCCGTTAGGGTTTCCGCTTTCGCCTTTTTTGAATTCGTGTTTTTCTATATTTTCTTTATTTGGCATTTCGCTGTAATTTCGCTGTTTTAGGTATTGAGCGCAAAGGTGGAATCGAACCCCTCTTTTAAACTGGAATGTTTAACGTGCAACCATTACACTTCTTGCGCTTGTATTTCTTTTCGTTCTTGTAAAGTTACTTTTTTTCCTTTATACATACCAGCTCCTAATTCATCTATTTTTGAAAAAGGTAAAATAGGCACGGTTATTTTGCAAGTTTTATCAATTAAGTAAATGTATCGGAGTTGAAAGCCTTGTAATATTTCCCAGCCCATTTTTTCACAATACAACCTCCAATTATTTTTCCCTCCTGTAATCTTATAATAACCTGTTGATATTGGGTTGCTTTCGTATTTTATTTTATGGTCTACTTCCCCGTTTGTTTTTTTTGCTAAATTAAAAGACTTATTTATTTGAGTTAAAACAAAACCACTTGCTCTATAAATTGTTCCATCTCCACATTGCGTTCCATCGGAAAAAGATAAAATCCATTTTACGTGTGGTGCGTTTTTTTTAATCAATTTAATACTAATTGCAATACATCTACTTTCTGAATACTTTGGTAAATATTCGTCAAATGCCATTCTATTTAATTCTAAATAATCATTCCAATTTGTTCCTTCTACTAACCCTAACATTTTACTTTTATCATTAGAAGTCCCATAACTCATAACCCCGTGAAGTTTACCATCTAAAAAGCAACCAAAATGCAATGAACTATTTTGTTTTACTTTTCCACTATAATGATTTGCTTTTACAAATGGAATAGCCACTTTACTCGGTATTACTTTAACAATTATTTCTTTTGCTCTGCCCATTGCATTATAATTAAATAAAGTGCGTTTCCATTCGTGTTTTCGTTGCCCATTGTTTCGCAATATTTATACTCTTCAGTTTCTTTAATATCTGCTATTGCGTTCTTTATTTGCTCCGCTTGTTCGTCTGCTAAAGTAAAAGTCATTTGTTGAAAAGGTGCTTTGTCGCCTTCAGGCAAACTAAATTCAGTTCCTAATTCATCAGCGTTTAAATCAAAACCCGGTAAATCTAAACCCCAATCATCTAACTTTTCAACGTCCCATTCATTTGCTAAACTATCCCAATCCCATTCACCAAAACCAACGTTATCTTTTATTAAAAACTCCGCTTTTTGTTCTTCCGTCCATTCATCTGCTATAATAACGGGTATTTCTTTAAATTTTAGCTCATTTAAGGCTTTTAAACGCATATTACCACCAAGCACGCAATATTTACCGTCCGTGTCTGTAAAAACGATTAGAGGTCGTTTATTTAGCATATCAGGAAATTCTTGAATAGACTTAACTAACTTTTGGAATTTTCCGTCTTTTATTACTCTTGGGTTCTTTGGGTTTGGTTTAACCTCGCTAATTTTAACTATTTGCATCTTCTTCTTTATAGCTGTTGTATAAAATTTCAAGTTTATTCATTACATCCCTTAGACAACTACCGCAACTGGTTGGTTGCATATTTACTTTAAATACTCGGTTGTAAATTTCTAACATTCTTTTTTGTTCCGTTGGTTTCATAGTGTAACGCTTTTCAGTAAACCATTCAGATAAAAATTCGTGTTCGTCTTTTAGTAAACATTCAGGCTTACGATAAGGAAACAAAGAATTTAACTTTGCTTTTCGTTCATCACAACCGCAGTCTTCACCCATTACCCATTTCGCCAATTTTGCTACTCCAGTAACTTCTAATACTTTTTCTACCGTGTCCCCTAACCCTTCGCTTTGTGCTGCTAATATTTCAGCTTTTGTACGTCTTTTTCGTGCCATATTTATTTTATTAATTCGTAATCCTGGTTCTTAAAATCTTCGTAATCTTCACTTACATTTTCTTTCAATCGTTCTTTGCAAGTCTTAATTGTTTTCCAAACGCTTTTAAAACTTATTCCTGTAACACCTTCTATTTGTCGTGTACTCATTCCTGAAGTTCGGTAAAGGTCAAATAATAATTGATCGTACCAATGCCATTGTTTAACCTCTTGGTTTATTTTTATTTCTAAACGTTTTTTCGCTTCAAGTATTTCAGGCAAGTATTCGTCTTTTATTTGGTAGGCTTCCGTTATGCTTACTTTTGTTATTCGTGTTTTGCTTTTTTTGTAATCAAACGCCATGTTTCGTAATACCGTCCAAATAAAATTCTTATTCAGCTTGTTGTTTAAATAGAAGCGTTCTACGTTATTTATTACAGCCATCTTTAAATACATTTCTTGTACTATATCCTGAGCGTAAAATTCTTCGCCAAAAGTGCCTACAATCTTTATCCAGTCGTTGTGGTGCTTGCTTAGTTCTATTAAAAACTTTTCATTTACCAAAGTGAACTAAATAACTGAATTACTGATAAGCTGGATAAAAATATTAAAACACGGTGGATTGATTCCAATATTAATTCGTCTTTATACACCCACGTTTGAAACTTTTCACTTGTTACCCAAAAGGCACAAACAAGAAAAACCCTATCTAAAATAAATAGGGTTATCAAAAAAGGTAAAAGTAAGGCGTGTCTCACCCTACAAAGTTATACTATTTTTTTAAATATTCGACAAACGTCTCTCTTCGAATATCATTTCTTGGTTAAAATCAAATTCTTCTTTCATTAATTCGTACTCATCAAACTCAAAAGAATACGGATCGTTATCTAAAACGCTTTCAATGTATTCACAAATTAATTTCGTGTTTCTTTTGTTTAAATGCTTAGAACTTATTAACGCTCCATCTTCAGCATACAAGTCGTATTTACTTAATTTAACCGTTACGCCGTCTAATTCACCGTCTTTTAGTATCCATTCAGGCGTAAATTGAAATTGCATCTCTTTACCTTTGCCGCATTCAATATCAAAATACCCTACTCCGTTGTTAACTTCAATGTTTTTTACTGTTGTGTTTCGTGTTTTCATAGCTCTTTATTTAATTATTTCTTCAAAATTAATATAACTTTTTAAATAAACAATACTTTTAATAAAAAAAAATGCGGAATTTTTTACGTTCCGCACTTTAAATACTTGCAAAGTGTGGGCGACCGTGTTACACAATCCATTAACCACTGCAAGTTTTAGGTTTACCAGAGCCTAATTTTTTAAAAACCCCCTTGTGTGCATATTCATTACTTCCCAGGTTTTTGATTTGGACAAGGGGGGTGCTTTGCCGAGCCTATTTATTTGAATCTAAAAACTTTCCTATTCGTTCAATTGTAGCTGTGTTTATTGTTTTTCCCTTCAAGAACGTGTGAATATTACTTTGGTGTAATTTAGCTTCCAAACAAAACTTATTTAGTGTTATTCCTTTGCTTTGAATATACCGCCAAATTAACGTTCGTGTTACATTATTTATGTTAGCTACTATCTTTTCCTCTTTCATAGCTTAAAAGTTGTTTAAAAAGTCTGAAATATCGTTGCTTTGTGGCTTCGTGTTTTGCTCGTCTACGGGTTTAACAGATAAACTTAAATATCCTTTACCTTGACCTGTTTGTTTTTTCCAAGCGCTGATATAAAATTCACGTCCTAAAATTGTTACTTTACCATTTAAATCGGGGTGCGTTTCTTTCGTCTTTTTGTCGTTTGTAAATAACGCGCCGCTGTTGTCTCTCTTTTCCATTTTTATTTTACTTTTAATTTTAACATTTTAATTACTAAAGAATCAGCATTTACAGTACCGCCTTCATCTGTTACGATTGTTAGTGCTTTTACTAATTGCTTTAATTCTTTAAGTTCTTTTTTTAATTCTTGTATCTCTTGGTTAACTTCTGGATTCATAGCTTTTCTATTTCGTGTTTTACTTGATTCCAGTATTCTAAAGTTGACAAACCTATTTGTCCAAAATGAAATGACATATGCTTCAACATTTCTTCAACTGATATTAAAGCTGAATGTTTTGCACTTGTTGAAGTAATATTTCTTTGAATATAAATATTACCATCCGTTTGCCATTGTAACATTTTATCGTATAACTCTTTTGCTTTTTCTTTTGGATTCATATCACTTCAATTAAGTTGTTATAATATTCTCTACATTCTTCAATTCGTGTTTTAATAGATTCTATTACTTTCTCATCTCGCTTTATTACGTGCGTTTTAACACGCTTTTCTTTAGGTATGTGCATGAAAGTATGTTTAGCCTCTACAAAATCAATTATATCGTCATTTTCATCAATCTCGTTTCTTCGCCAGTGTTCCCTTCTTATTTCATCACGAACGATTTGTAAAGGTGTATCGATCAAACAATAGCACAATAACGCTTCTTGTTTATCAGTTAGCCACATATAACCCTGTAATTGATAATAGTAATCTTTGTTTTTTACTTCGTCTTCTACTACCTTTTCAAAGAATGTAAACGCATCCCAACTACTTTTAACGTCTATTAATATGTCCGTGTTTACGTCAGGAATTCCAGTTAGGTATTCGTTTTCTAAACGTTCTTCATTCTTGTAAATAAATCCTACGTCTAAAACATCATTAACAAGCGCAATTGCTTCAGCTTCTACTTCGTTACCTTTGTCCGTGTACCTTGACCAAAATTCTTTGTGTATATTGTATTTTTCTTCAACCGCTAATTCTAAAAGATACGTTTTAGTAGTTTGAGAAAGAGTTTCCCCCTTTGTTCGGGGGTTACTCATTATGCGTCCTATTTGTGAACATCGTATTTTCATAATTTTATAAAATCTATTGATTCTGAATAATAACCATTACTTGCCCCATACCAACGAATATCCACATATCCTTTAATAGTTGCTAATTTGTAAAATGTCCAAGTAAAAGATTCAGGTTTGCATTCTCCGTTTTCATTTCTATAATTCCACTCATAATCTTTTAATCCGTCTTCTAATTTGAAAGAATTTTCAAAATCTTCTT